AAATTACTTCCCATAGGAGCAAACTTCTTCATAAGCACCACGTCCCCATTAGGGAGGCGAGTGGCAGGTGTTCGAATTGCCATAAGGCAACGCAACAAGGTCGGGCAGTCTCGAAATAATTCCGAGACAAGCGCGACCGACACGCGGTCACTAGCATCCTTCATGTCAAGCGTAACCCACTTTTTAGAAGTGGAAGAAGCGAGAGCGAGCCTCCGGTTGATCGACTGATCCGTGAAATTCACGTGACCAGCCGTCCACCGGTTGCTCTCTAAGTGCGAAGAAATCTTCGCACCGAGCCCTCCCTGAATCCACTGATATTCTAGTGGTTCCGCCGATATGATCCGGGGACCCCTCGAGTCTTTTGGCACAAGTACGACTTTCGCCGTACCTGCGCTTTGAGTCTCGAGACGCCCCAGATGCTCAGGGTTATCGCAAAGGTGACCAAGCGAATAATGATAGTATTCCGAATAGGGATACACCTCATCAATGGCTTGGTAGAGCCTCGAGAAGCAATGCTTCTCGTGGTTCTTCTCACCAGTTGCAACAGCACCCGGCCCATGTTTAGGGATAATGTTATACGGGTCAAACGACCCAAACACGTTAGTAATAAAATTACGAGCGTGGCTAATAACACTATCACTATCGACCGAATCTGGTAAACCAGAGTCAGTCGACCGAAAGCCAGAAAGCATAGCAGCTTCCTGTTCATCGGTGAATGGCACAGCTAACTTGTACAAGAAGTACAGGCATTGTCGTAGGTCTCGAATCGCACGAGGTGAAGCATTACTCAATTCTTCACCAGAGTCGGAGAACACCAGTTCGAACAACCACCCAAGAAACTTGGGAATTGTGGAGCGTGGCCTCAATACGAAGCCACGCGGAGCGAATAAGGTGCCCTGGGAGAGAGCTCTATCGAGCTCTTTCCCGAGTTTAGGGAGGGCTTTCGTCAAAAACGAAAGACCCTCACTCCTGACGCGACGCTGCATTACTGCAACGTCGAGTGTGCACTCCTGCTTCACAGCAAGAGTACCGTACGAATCAGCTACATCAGCGATGAGCCGTTCGTGTAAGCTCGTATAAAACGAGCACATGTCGTCC